TTGTCTTGCAAGTTCAAAAGCTGAGTTTTGACTATGCTCAAAGGTTTCTCTTGCTTGCATAAAACCTTGTTGCTCTTGCGTTTCTTCTTTTTCGAATACATCTTTTATTCTATTGAATAACTTGTTTCTGTATTCGGTGTTCATTCTTATTTTAGCTGACATATTTTCTTTCTGTTAGTGTTTATAATTATTTTTATATACTACTTGACAAACCTTGTCAATGGGATTATATATTATTTTATGGCTCCTGAATATGAGCCCTTATAATAACTGTTCAAATTGGGTCGTTAATAGCGACCCAGTTTAGAAAGGTTCTAAACTTGAGCCCTGGTCCTATTATTTGTAAGACGATACGAAATGCATTTCGGTAGTAGGACCTGGGGTCAAGAAACTTGAGCCCTGACTACTGTGAGATTGTTCTCACTTGCGAGACATCACTTAAATGTGGTTGTAAATAGAAGATGCATCTTGCTTGCAGTAGTCTGGGGTCAAGCACCTAGTTAATTGCTAGTAGGCCTGTTGCCTAGGCTATTAAAATAAAGCACGCCGGCCTCAACGTGTTTGGCCACTTTAGAATTATTCTAAACTACCTGGGAGGGTGGGCCCGTCAGTTCACAAGCTCACAAGCTCGCAAGCCAACAAGCTTGACACGCCTGAACAGCTGGGATAGTATGATAAAAAACAGAAAGGATAATATGCCAAAAACAATAACACTTAACAAAGCAGTTGAGCGTATGATCACTGCAGTAAACATAGTAACAGGGGACGATGGACATAGATCGCAGGAAGCGGTGAAGACGTTCATTGAACTTTTAAAAATGGAGGAGAAAGATTATGCCAAGCAGCAACAATATTACGGTTGAGTTTGAAGACAGCGGTACGCCGTTGAAGAGATCTAAAAACAGGAGAGGCGAGACATGCGAAGAGCAGCTTCGCAGGATGTGCAAGAACATTGCGGAAGAGATAACAAAAGGAACCAGGGAGGTACCTGATGGTGAGTCTCCAGCGTCAGAGTATATGGAACACGTATACGACATACGTTACATCGTGGACCGTGAGAAGCGTTACTACAGTGCAGAGCTGCTGGTAGCAGGCGGTGGCCCAACTATATGGGTAAGCCTGAACGACATGGAGGTTCAAGGCTATTGGGGATCCGACCGTGTGAATGAACCCTTCATAGACAACATTGGGCTGGATGACTACCTGGAAGAGATGTATGGCTGCTAGTAAATACAAATACAACCACACGTTAGAAGCGATCCACAACCAATGGTGCGTGGACAATGGCTACCCAGTCCGCAAGCGACCGGAGTTCACAAGCTCTAAGCTCACAAGCGCACAAGCTGATAATTTAAATGCAGAGAATAGCGAACAGTTCGTCAAAGGCGCAAGCCGGCAAGCTCACAAGCGCACAAGCGATTAACCGTCCGAAGGAGTGTTGATCAACACTCGCTGGATGTGATCCCAATCGTCTTGGGCAATGCACGGCGTTTCGCGGTAATCCGCAAGCAGACCGTGGATCGCGTTACTCCCATAAAGTTTTATGGAACGCGGAGAGCCCTTTGGGCTATGTTCAACAATAATAAAATTACGTTTTGTCTTGGTCATGTGGAATAGTTTTTGATGAGGGCTAAATGATATAACTGGACCATATGCAATCTTCATCTCACACATAAAAAATCCGCATGAATCATGATAACCAAGTAGATCAGGCACCCCATAAGAGGCCCAAGATTCTAGTCTAGTCCAACTTATTTTTGGGGTATTTTTCTTGATTGTAAGCCACAGCTTCGACTCTTTTTTCATCGTACACACCTTTGATTACTTTGTTAACTATAAGACTTGTTCCGTCAAAAGATTTGTCGGAATTTGCACCAAGTAAACCAAGTAAGAATAGTAATATCTTCATAATTGACTTGTACGCTAATGTCCGGTATAAGTCAATATATGCCAGCACCAGCTAAATTAAGCGAAAGACAAATAAAGTTTGCAGAATTACTTGTATACAATGAGGGACGTATGTCTCCAGCAGAGTGTGCAAAGCAAGCAGGTTATGAGTCTAGGCCTAGACAGGCAGCATCAGAGTTAAGGTCTCCAAAGAGATCACCTCTAGTGGTAAAGTATATTGGAGAGCTAAGAGCAGAAGTCCAAGAGAAGTATGGTGTAAGTTTTGAAAGACACATAACAGAACTAGCAAAGATAAGAGATGACGCTAGAGCAAAAGGAGCTTGGTCAGCAGCAACTAATGCAGAAGTAGCCAGAGGTAAAGCCGCTGGGTTATATGTAGATCAAAAGCTAATCATGACAGGCAACATAGACAATCTATCAGAACAAGAACTAGAATTTAAAATGAAACAAATCCTAGATGATCATAAAGAATTAATTAATGCTGTGGATGTGACGCCTGAGTCTACGATTGAAGATAAATCACAATCAACATAACAAATAAGACAATTCCAGAGTGGTTATTGAAAAACTTATTTACCATTGCGTAAAGTGTTTTTAAGTTTGTAATCATATTTAGTGGGTTTAAGTGGAGTTTTTATACCTTGAGAGTCTGGTCCTTTTACAGGTGGTATAGACTTCCATTTTACATTAGGCATGTTCTTCGTCAAGGTCTTATTTTTCATATAATTATTTTCTCCATCTTAATTATACAACCTTTTGGGAATACATTTCTATCAGAAAATACTTCTTCTTTCTCATCATAAGAAGCAAAAGTCCATAAGAACTTATTTGTTTTCTTATATACATAAGCTTGTGTAACCATAATAGCACAACCAAACTTATCAAATTCTTCTGGTGTTGCATGCCCAGCGTCGCCGGTGATGTCCAACCACCTAATAGAATAGAAGTAATACCTTTTCTTGTTTATTACTGCATGCCTGTATTTTGATTTTTTAGCTGTCATAACCTGTTTTAGCATATAAGGGAGATTTTAGGGCAAAAAAAGTTTTCAAAAAAACAAAAAGGGTCGCGCGCGCCGAGTACCAACTTTGAAACTGTGCCACGGCATATTTTGACCAATGCTTAAATAAGCTAGCAATACCAACAACCTGTGCCACCTGTGCCACCAGAAAAAATCGCTCTGGCACACCTATTATTCGCTTATACCAACACTTATAATCCAAAAACACCCCTTGTGCCACTGTGCCACCGAAAACTTTTGCTATGACATGAAAAAAAAAATGCTCCAGAATATCTCTTATAGTGGCACACTGCCTTATTGTTGCCACATTATGTCTTGTTAAATGTTATAGATCTGCCAAACTTCTTATCATTGTCATGTTTTAGTACTAATCTTGCCGGATTTGGGTCATTTATCAATACAGACTCCTGTATCTCCATTCTTCTTAAATCTTCCAAGTGTCCATCTTGGGTCTCAATATATACATGACAGTCTGATATCATTGTGCCCTTCTGGCCGTCAGTGAATTTTTCTAGAATTTGCTGTAAATCTCTTAATCTCATCTGATCTCCTTTGTTCTATTGCCCATTGTTTTACTTCTTCATACCATAATGACTTGAGCTGTTCATTTTGGGTCTTATGATACTTCCTTGCTATGTCGTCTATTTTCTTAATCCTTGCCTTTGATTTCATCATAATATTCATCTACTTTCTTTAGCCACTGGTGCATATACTTCTTCATCTCAAGTCCTTGTATTATAAACTCTTGATAGAAGTTATCTTTACTGCACATCATAATCACACCTTTAGATATATTTGTTTTGTGCATATAATTGTGGGCCATTGTATAAGCAGCTAATTGTATACAGTAGTCCTCAATCCATTCTCTTCGTTTTGGTTTATTAGTTTGTTTAAAATCTATTACAGCCATGTCGCCTTTATGATTTGCGATTAAATCTGTTTGCCCTGCATATAATCCAGGGTAATACAAAGTACATTCTGTTCCATAAATTTCTGGTACATGACACAGACCTTGCTCTATTACAACTTTAGCCATGTTGTGTGCTTCCTGGCCTACTGTTGTTAAATCCATATAACCATCGCCAATAATATACTTCTCTAATATCTTGTGCATTGCTGTGCCTCTAGCGCCTGATTGTTCCACGATCCGCGCTGCGTTGGCCTCGCCCTCTCGTTTACGCCAATTAGCTAACGATTCGCGCTTCTCGGCGCTTTGGGTCGCTGACAATATAGTAGTGACTGAGGGTAGTTTATATTTACCATTATTAATGTCATAGACACGTTGGCCGTCGACATTGGACCTAACGCATTTTGGATAAATAAATTTTTTGTTAGCTTTAATCACGTTTTTATAATTAAATTTTTTAGTCGTTCGATTTGTGATCTAAGTCTATCGATCTCAGCGATAAGTAGTTTATTATCTTTAACAAGATCAGAGATTTCTTTTTGTTGTAGTTCAATCATCTTCGTTAAATCAAGATCGCCTCGATCATCAGGCATGGGTACATCCGCGTTCCTATATTCTTCTTCCCTAGTCATAGGTATAGGTTTATCAGTCATAGTATTTTTCTCCTACCGTTGTTATTTGATATTTGTAAGCAAGTCTAGATAGTAAATCCCATTTACCTCTATCTCTACATTTTTTCATAATACATTTAATTCTAAATATAAAAGCAGTGCTTCTATTCATTTTTTCCCTTAAAAAAATTTTTACAATGTTCAGCAAACTTCTCATCCTCTAATTCATTAGAGAAAAGTTTTAGTATGGCTTTGTAAGCTGCGCCACCTTGATATTCCATATCGTCAGCGGGGACATCACGTCTGACACTCTCCCCACTAACGCCGAGCTTCGTCGCTACCCTTTCAGGTCGTTGCTTAGGTCCAGAGGAACGCAATACTGCAGGACTTGTACCCCTATCTCGGTCAATTTTGTTCTTCATAATACACCTTTCTCACGTAATTCTTCTGGTGTGAATTTATCGTCAATCCACAACTCCCCTGTTCTCTCACAGTCATCACATTGTGCGTGTACTTCTTCTCCGGCCTGGGCATAAGGTACTCTGTAAAAACCATTTCCCTTACATTTCGGACAGAAGATCTTATGCTTTCCCGTTTTTGTATCCATGTTTCTTTGCCTTTTCGTTGATTATACTTTCGATTACTTTACTTATACTTAACTCTGTGTCTGTTACAATTTTATCTTTCAAAAAGTTTGCCTTTAACCAGGCAGCTTTGGGTACAGATACAGATTTGTGTTTAGCTGGATCAGCCATGTTATTGTCCTTTCATTGTTAATTGTTTACTCATTAGTGATATCTACATTCTTTTTGATCATTATCTACAGGTTCATCTGTAGGTTGTTGACCCATTTCTAAAAAGATTTTCCAATCACTTCGTCTAGCAAAGCCACAACTATCAAATATCATTGATGCTTCGTCGGCGTCCCTTGCATTAACAAACAACATAGTATTTAAAACTGTGTTGTGAAACATATAAACAGTGCCTCTTTCTTCTCTATTCATATCTTCATACATATTAGCTACATCTTTAGCTATATTCTTAATTGGTCTTGCTTTTTTTTTCTTAGTCTTTTTTTTCATATTGCTCTTCTTTCTGTTGTTATTGTTATTATTATCTTCTCTCATATATGGGAAGATATATTATAATAACAAGGCTTGTCAAGTAATTTTTTTTAGTGTATTCTGTTGTCCTCTTCTCACACCTTTTGTTTGCCGTGAGCTTTCATAGCTCCGGCAGACAATTTAAAACTAGATGTCCATTTTGGGTTCACATCTAAAACCAATAACTATTCTCTCATTGTTGACACGATCTTGCCCCATTTGTGCCATCATTTCTCTAGCCACACCATAACCTGTGGTTGCACATATATAGTGTGAATCATAAACTTCATAGTGCTGTATCGGAGGTATACAGTTTCCGTAAAGTTGTGAACAGATTGTGAAGACTAACATAAATTTCATATTGTGTACTTTAGAATGATTCCAAACAAGATTATTAAAAATAATATAATATCAATCCAGAATAATAGAATGATAAAGTTCCAGAACACTAATGCCCCTGGCCCCTATACTTCTTGCGCTTAACAGCTCTTGGGCCATGTTTTTTCCTGATCCTGCCAGGTCGTTTCTTTGGTGTTCGCTTGTGGTAATTGTTTACCCCAAACATTCCTTTTTTCTTTGCCATTATTCTGCCAGTTCGTTGAACACTGATTCAGCTAATTCAGGTTTTAAATATTTAATCACACCATTTACTTTTTGTTCCAGATCTTCTCCACACGTAGTACATCTATACAAAGTATTTTTAAGGCCCACCAATAGTGTGTGCTCCTTACATTCAGGACAATGTCCTGCCACTACTTCAGTTGTAAATGTCTTCTTTGTGAATTTTTTGTCTGGCATACTTCTTTTTATCTTTAAATGTTTTAGAAGTAAAGTGTCTTAACTGTCTTGCAACAGGATTTCTTTTTTTATTTGGCTTTTTCATTACTCTAGGATTAGAGATTTAATAGATTTAGAACCGTCTATATTTTCTTCTAGTTCTGCTTTAGATTTAATACACTTATATGATA